GTGAACGAAGATAGAATATTAAAATGCATTCCTAATTCTGAAAAAATAAATGGCGAAGATAGTACAGCCCAATTAATTGCCTTTGATTTACAACTATTAATTATTGATGAAATATGGAAGTGATATTTTATTCTGATAAAGGTATTTTAAATCTTTCTTCTTTGAAAATTTCTTTTCAAGAAGAAAATTCTAAACTAAATGATAAGCAACTTACCAAATTTACATTTCCATTTGAAGTGTATATGGATGATGATTTCATCCGAATTTTTGGTGATTATATTAGCCATGAAAATATTGATTTAGAAAAGTTTATCAATGGGCATTTACTTTTTGAAGGGAAAATGTACGAAGCAAAACTTGAAATTATCAGTATTGAAGGTATTTTTCTCACGGGGCAAATAGATTTTGGGTTTGACCAAATTCCTAATTATGATAAAAAACTTTCAGAACTTCCTCTAGAGGTTTTAGAAGTAACGGATATTTATAATCATGCGGCTGATATAGTATCTAAAAAATTTCCTGAAACTAATTACAATTTCCCAAGAATATACACTAATAAATACAGTCCTACAGAAGTAATGTGGGATGCTTTTGAAGGGTATTATAATCATACCATTATAGAAAATGGTGAGTTGAAATTTGCTAAAAATGTTTTTCCTACAGAGCAAAATAACTGGACAATAGATAATGTGAACATCATACATCCATGTCCTTATTTACTCTATTTATTGAGTATAGGCTTTGCAGATGCGGGATATGAGCTTAAGGGAGATATTTGGTTAGATGAGAATATAAAGGATAAATGGGTTTTTTCAGGAGGACAATATTTCAAAAATCAATGGATATTAAATAAAGAAGTATTAAGGATCAATAAAAGTCAGTACAAAACAAAGAATATTATTAAAAACCCTCCTAAAACTTATGGAGAATATATATATGAAGGCATTTTTACCATTGAAAAAGCTGATGAATATAGATTAGATTTCCATTTCTCGGCATCTCAGCCCACATGGGTAGCACCTCATATTGTTTATTTAAAAATAGAAATAGATGGGATAGTTACTGTGGTTCCCACCAATAATGAGTTTGATTTTTCTAAATCTCATTTTTTTAATATTCAAAATCCTAATACTCAGGTAAAAGTTACATTTAGGTATGATATGGAATTAAGAAGTGGAACCGTGGGCGGTTTTCATGGAAGCGGCTCGGGAACAGATCCTGTAATTCCTGAAATTCTTGTTGCACATCTTCGTTCTCAGTCTGCTCAACAGACTGATAGTAATGAAAATGCAGAAGAATATAGAGTAGTTGTAAATGAAAATAAAATAGATCTTAAAAGGGCAGTTCCAGACATGACATTTAGTGAGTTAATAAATATTATTCAGAATTGGTTTAATTACGATTTAACAATCATAGATAAAAATGTTTATATGAACAAAGTGGTTTCTCAAACCACTCCAATACCAAAAGATTTTAGAAAATATGAAATACTAAAGCCTAAAAGAACTCTTCAGGTAGATAAGTCTTTTTTATTGAAATTCATGGACTTTGATGAAGGTTATAAATTGGATTCAGTTTTTTATGATAAAAACGGAATGAAGCTCAATGGGAAAGAAGAAAAGGAAACAAAAGTAATTGAAATCAACGGATATGTAATGCCAGTAGCAAAAGCGAAAGAAAATCATACTGCAACGGCTCATGTTAAAAAAGATTCGGATACTATACTTTCATTAGTACATTACGAAGGTTTAGTGAATGGAATTAATAATGCCACTTATCCTACTGGAACTACTTTCCCTATTCTATTCAAAAATTATTGGGAAAAATGGCTGAATCAAAGAGTAAACAATGAGGAATATTCTTGGAATTTTATAGCCAATATCTTTGAATTTAGCCAATATGATATATCCCACTATTTGTATTGCTATTCAAAAAAACATATTATCAAAAGAATAAATAAAGATAAGATAGGAGATAATACCTATCAAATAGAAATAACCACCGAAACGATAAAATAGTATGTCTCCGACATTAATGTCGGAGACATACTAATCAAGCAGTTTCATAGATTTTATAGTCTCTGACTCCACAATGTGTACATAAACCATTGTGGTTTTTATATCGGAATGAGCTAAAAGAATTTGTAAATCTTCCACTTTTCCACCACGACGAAGATAATTAGTGGCAAAAGTATGTCTAGCAATATGACATCTAGCAATCATAGAGAATACATAGATCTGATAAAGTATGCCATTGCCCTCAAAGCATACATTATATATGCTCCAGTAGCAGATCTTGCCGTTACCAATAATGGGCGGTTAATGAGAAGGGATGAGCATAATGTTTCTGCATTTCAATGGCAAATAGAAGCCAATAATGAAGGCTTGGAGAGACTCTATTATCGGCATTTGGATACATTACTCAGCTATATGGTGGCTAATGATATAGAAATTAATCAAGAGAAATATCGATATTCTCATTTAGTGATTCCCAATCTGGCTACTTTTGAAAATTATTTTAATATAGAAGGTTCTCACTATCTTTACCTTAGGCTTATTCCTGCTCTTAGAGAATTTGAACAAAATGAAATTCTTCCCAGGTTAGGAACAGAATTAATGCAGAATAAACAGAGACAAATAGAAATTGGAATTTTTTCTAATATTCAGAATGCTGCTGTATGCTATGCTATGGCCTGGGGAATTAGAAGATTAAATGTTCAATTATTCCCAAAAGGAGTTTTACAAACTACACAGACTACTAGCCAGGGAACAAACAAAAAACAAACTGCCAAATTAGAGTACTGGGAAACTGCCAAAATCTTTGAAGATGATTATGCTAAATATCTTCTTAAAGTGGAAAAAATAATAGATGCTACTACAAAGAAAAATACTAAAAATAAAGACCTGAAATTACCAGATTTAGGCTTTTGCCAAGAAGATGGTTTTGTAGATGTCTGATATTGCCAATTACTTAAACCCTGAACTAAAAATGATTTATTTAAACATTCCTGAAAGAAATAAAACGCTCTATATGCCAGAACATCTGGCAGAATGCGATGAAAGACAATATGCCGATATGGCAAAATTGCTCTATATGTACGGTTGTGGTGATATTTCTTATCTTGATTTCCGAGTGCTAGCTATCTATGCTTTGCTGAACTTAAAAGCCGATAAAGAAAATGCAAATAGGGAACAAAACAAATGGGAAAATGTATATCAGCTCTCTGAGTACATAGATCATTTTTTTGAAAAAGAAAAGGTAGATGGTGAAGAAAAATTAAAAATAAAGTATAATTTCATTCATAATCATTTACCAAAGCTTAGATTATTCAAGACTTATTTTGGACCAGAAGATGGCTTTCAAAATGTATCTTTTGGGCAGTATGCCGATGGACTAGAAGAATATATTGAGTTTACAAAAAGCGGTGATACACTATCATTGAGAATGCTTTTTGCGATATTTTATCTTCCAAAGGGAGAAAAATATTGTATCTCTAATGCCAAAAGAAGAGCTAACGAGACATTTAAAACTTTGGACATAAGACATCTATATGGTTTTTATCTCTATTTTACCTCAATGCAGGAATATATCCTCAGTGGGCAGCTGGTAGTAATGGGTAATGAGATAGATCTTAATATTATTTATCAGGAAACAGAACATGATATGGAAAGTAATATTCCAGGTTTAGGCTGGGTTTCCACACTTTTTGACATTGCTGAAAGTGGTGTTTTTGGAAATTATGAACAAGTAAGAGCTACTAACATGTGGTCGGTATTATTAAGGCTTTATGAGCTGAAAAAACGCCGATTAGATGAAATAGAACATGAAAGGAAAATGGGGAATTAGAAAATAAATTTTATAGAATAAAAAAAATGAGTCCTAAACAATTATATGAACTGATTCAGGAACTGAAATCTGAAGTAGTAGGTATTAATTCTGCTTGGGTAGTCGTAGATGATTCTCAGCTAGGAAATACATTGGAGCAAAAGACGAAAGAAGACGGAGCATATCTGATAGGAGTACTGCCTTCTTATGGTTCTGTAGCTCACAGTGGAAGCATTAGGGAAACTACCATATCTCAGCTCCTTATTGTGGAAAAAACAGATTATTCTGATTTATCTCAGAATGAGTTTATTGATGTTTTTGAGCGTACCTATCAGCTTACCAAAAGAGTAAAAGAAATCTTGGTAGAAAAGGTAGAAAGTGGGTGTTATCCTCAGATGTTTCATTTAGATTTGTCTAATCTCAATATGTCTCCTATTTGGAAGAAATCCCAGTGTAATGGGTGGGTATTAGATTGGGATAGCTAATCATATTTATGCGGTAAGCTATAAGCTCAAAACCTACTGCTTTATAATCTAAAATTAATTTTATGGGGTTATTGGATCAGAGAAATACAAATATAGGAGTAATAGAGGGGCGTTTCATAGAAGCTACGCTGAAGGAGTATGGAGAACGAGTGATGAAAGGAAGTAAGAAGATCATGGTAGAGCGGGGATTTTCTAGTCCTATATGGAATAGAGCCAAGGTAGCGGTAAATGAAAATGTACTAGACTATGATGTGGCACTTGCTCAGCGTTTTGTAGATATGAAGACAAGAACTTCTAAAGGTTCATCTGGAACCAAGAAAAGACCTCCTGGAAAAAAGCCTAAAAAGCATCATCCCGTACACAATAAAATAGTGATGGGGCATAAAATACATCTTGTAAGAACGCTCTCTTTTGGATTTACAGAGGAAGTTAAGCAGCAAATGAAAGAATTGGAAGATTAGTCATTGACAATAAGCTATAAATTTTAATGTCTAAAATATATATTTTTACCTAAAAAATGGTACATTTGCAATAAAAACAAAATGTATTATAACAAAGAATTAGCAGAGATATTTGCTAAAATTCCGTTTATCAATGTTACAGAATTTTCTAAACTCTATGGCTTTGATGCCAGTAATCTTAATGGTTATATACGAGGAACAAAAAAATGCGGAGAGAAAGCTTATCATCGTGTTCTCAATGCTCTCCGAGAAGCTAAAAAAGCATTTCCAGAATAACCTAAAAAATAAATCCCTGCAGATATTTGCAGGGTATTTTTTTTCTATTTACATTTGTAACTGAAATCAGTTGCAATATAAATGACAAAAATAGATAAACTCATTGCTAGGCTTTTGGCTAAGCCCAAAGATTTAACTTTTGATGAATTAGTCGCTATTTTTAAGAGCTTTGGCTTTGAGGTGGGTAATAAGGGCAAAACATCAGGCTCACGGGTAGAGTTTTATAGTGAAGAACTTGACATTAGTTTCTATACGCACAAGCCACATCCTAGCTCCATCGTGAAATCCTATGTTATCAAGGAAGTTATCGTTTTTTTAAAGGAAAAAGAATTATTATGAATCAATTTAAATACAAAAACTACATCGGTAGTATAGAGTACAGCGAGGAAGACAATACGCTATATGGAAAGGTATTAGGTATAAGAAAATCATTAATTACCTATGAGGGAAGTAATATACAAGAGCTCAAAGATGATTTTATCAATGGGGTAGAGCATTATTTAGAAAGTTGCAAAGAAAGAGGAATAACTCCTGAAAAGTCCTACAGCGGAAGTTTTAATGTACGCCTTACGCCCGATCTACATGCCAAAATTGCAGAAAAAGCAACCAGTATAGGTGTATCTCTGAATGCCTTTGTAAAAGAAACATTAAAAAAAGCTGTATTATAAAAATACTGCTCCATCGTTTTGGTGAAACTAGTGAGAAAAAAGAAAAATTAAAACATTAATAAAAATGACACCTGATTCTATCCGATTTTTTGAGAAATTATGGTATTCTTTCAGACCTAAATATATACATGGAATTCCTAATTATGATACTCCTACTACCATAGTGTTTGAACCTCATAAGGAGGGAATAGCTTTCTTGGATTTTAATAATGAAAATAAGAAATTCTTTTTTATTGATAGGAAAAATATAAAAAATGTTTCTGTAGAAGATGAAACATCTATAGAAAAAAGAATAGGGTTTAAAAGGCTTTTATTGGTAGGTATTTTTGCTATAGCGTGGAGAAAAAAACAGGTAAATCCATTATCATTTTTGATTTTTGAATATGTAGATGATGTAGGGCTTACACAGGAGATGTATATCCAATCTGAAGAAAAGAATGGAATACAATCTTTTAATAATATAAAATACAATCTTTATAAATTTTGGAAAGAAGCAGACGAAAATCCAAATTTTGATAAAATATTAGAGCAAAGAAAAGAGCATAAGAAGCAAATAGAAAAAGCAGGAGAGGAATTCAGTAAGAAATACAGTATAGGTTGTTTTATTATATTAGCCGTTATTGTTATCCTATTTATTTTTTGGTTCCTTAACTAATTCTCTCAAGAAGGTAATCTGCACTGAAACAGAATTTTTTAGAAAAAATAAAAAAGTAAATTTATACCTTTGCTCTATGAAGCAACAGCGTTTTTATATCTTCTGTGATGAATCTATAAAGAAAGGAAAATATTATTCTAATTTCTACGGAGGTTTATTGATTGATGCAAAAGACTACGATAAAGTAAATAATCTATTATTAAGTAAATTACAAGATTTGAATATTGAAAATTCAGAATTGAAATGGAGCATTGTAAATACTTTTGGAGTACAAAACTACATAGAAATGATGGATGTTTTCTTTGAATTTATCAAACAAAATATCATCAGATTCAGAATAATGTTTACCGATAATAGATTTTTAAGCCAAAATCTCCCTAGTGAATATTATAAAAAAGAATATCATATACTTTATTATCAATTTTTAAAACACTCTTTTGGATTTTCTTATTTACATTCTGATATCCCAATTGAATTAGAACTTTTCTTTGATGAACTTCCAGATAAAAGAGAAAAAAACGACGAATTTAAACGCTTTATTTACGGATTACAATTCTTACCTCAATTTAATAATGCTAAAATTCAGATAAAAAAAGAATCCATCTATGAAGTAGATTCTAAAAAACATATCCTAATGCAATGTTTAGACATCGTATTAGGAGCAATGGCTTTTAGGTTAAATGATATGCATAGAGAAAAAATACCAGGAACCAATAGAAGAGGAAAAAGAACTATAGCAAAGGAAAAACTATACAAGTATATCAATAAAAAAATAAGAGAAATACGCCCTAATTTCAATATAGGAATCACTACTGGAGTGGATGGAGATTATTTAAATAGATTTTTACACCCTTATAGACATTGGCTGTTTATTCCTAAAAATGCATTATATACTGATGATGAATAAAAAAAAGAAAGCCCCAAATAACTCTACATAAACCCTCTGCGTAGTACGCAGACCTTCGAGTGATTAAAGACTTTCTTGGGGCAAAGATATAAAAAAATATTTTTATACTAGAAAATTAAATCACAAAAAATAAATCCCTGCAAATTTTGTAGGGATTTATTTTATACTTACATTTGCACTAGCTAAATACTTCAGTCAGTAATCAATCTGATTCCTTTTTAACGGTAAATAAATTACGCCCTGTGCGTGTAGGTTTTCAATCTTACTGGTTGGAGTGTTTAGCGACCCTGCACAAGCGGGGCGTTTCATTTGAAACATTTTAAATTGATATAAAATGCTAAACAATCAACCAACCGTACTATCTGCGAAGTACAGTAGCAGGGTGCAAAGAAGAAAGCTATTCAGCTTAAAAAAGTCATTAGTTTCTCCAGCTCAATTTATTAAGCTATACGGCGGTTCTTTCCAAATGAAGAGAGAAAACGGTGTGTATTTCTGTCGTTTCAAAAATAAAGAGCAAAATGCGTACGCTTGTGGTGCTACCTTCACTAGAGCGTACCGCAGATGCTTAGCTGTCTTTCATGAGAGATATGGTTCTACTTTTAAAACCTTGGTGTAATGGAAAAGAATCTAATAAAAATAGGAAGTGGTTTTTCTTTCGAAGAAAAGCTAGGAGTTTGGTTTGCCGAAGTGACTCAATATTTTGAGCAAGAAGGTATGCAGGAAGCTATTTTTGATTTGCCAGAGCTTTTGAAAGGACAGGGAATAGATGATGGTTATTTAAAACAAATAGAAGATGTTTTCAGGCAATTTCTAAAACTTTCTTTTATTCTCAAGAACAATGAAGAAAAGTGGATAAGCTCATTGATTACTGGATGTAATAAGCCATAAACTATACTTATAATTAATTTTAAAAATGAATCATCCAGAATTTTACAAAAGCATATATGATATGTCTTATGTGCATAAGGGAAAAAAACTTATCATCCCTGCAGGACATCTATTCTATCGTATATTAGATGGTGTATATACTACATTCAATGGTATATACATAGAAGGCTTTTTCAATGAAGGACACTTCAAAGTAGCTGATTAAATTATTTAGGTTCAATCTAAAAAAACTGATGAAATGCAAAAATACTATAGAAACAGTACGGCTTTGTACCTATCTACTGGGGAGGAAATAGAGGTAGGAAGTTTGTTTATCTTAGCAGAAGGCAAAATGAGACTGATAGATGATGATCTTTTCTATGAATGTGATGCAGATTTCACTATCTTCTATGAAGTGGAAGATTAGGGAATGAAATTAAAATAGACTAACACGGCAACTCATGTGGGTTGCCGTGTTTTGCATCATAAAATCATCAAAATGAAAGAACAAGCAATTAAAATTCTACAAGAAGTTGCCTCCCCAGTACAATTGTTTAATGAATTGGTGGGCATACTGATTAGTTCTAGTGGAAATCCTAATCTTATCAGAAGTTATAATGTTCGTGGCTATACGCCACAAGGGCTTGAGTCTCTTAGGTACGATGTTATGAAGCATTTAGACATTACTACAGAGGATTTAAGTTCAAGACTTAAGGTTCAGGATTCTGATTTAGAGGTACTCAATGAGGAATTAAAATCTGAAAATAAAGAATTGAGAGATGAGAATGAGGAATTGAAAATGCTGAATGAAGATTTACAAGATGAAAAAGATGAGTTACAAGATGAAATAGATTTGCTTTTAGAAGATAAATCCTCACTTTCCAATCCTCTAAACAGAGTTCTTAGAGAAATGAATGATAAGGAGAAAGAAGGTTTTAAGCTATTTTCTCAGTATCCTTTTCTTAGGGAAAAATCTTGTCCTAATGAACTAAAAGTTTTGGTTTCTGATTCTATTACTGCTTTTCATTCTTATAGGGAAAAACATGAAGAATTGTTTAAAATGTTTGAGGAAAAAAATGAGGACAAGGAAAAAATTTATGCAATTGCTTCTGAGCTTTTGAATGATTTTGAGCTTAACAGGAGTATTCACAAGGAATTACAGCACTATCGTGATAATGGAGAAATCTTAGGTGAGCATCGTGCACTATTAGAATTTAAACTTCAAAAAGAAGTGGATGCTATGACGGGAGATGTTTTGGCCAAGGCTAAGAACAACCTGAAGTCTAATATTTCTAAAAAGAAAAAGGCTTTAGCTTCTGCCCAAAGTGAGGAGCAAAAAATCAAGATACAGGAAGCACTACAGTATCTGGAGAAAAAACAAGCTCTAGTGAATGAAAAACTTAAAAACCTTGGAGCAAAAGAATAAGTATTTTGAATTAGAGGCTATCAATAAAGAAAATAAAAGGAGTAGCTCTCGGAATTATAGTGATGTATGTAGTGCTTATCTCAATCATCATTTGGAAAAGATAGATAATCTCAATAATCTTGTACGAATTCCTTCAGATGGCGAAATATTTTTCTTGCATACAGAAAAGGCTTTCAATGCTTTTACTTTTATTCCATGGATTGCCAAGCGTTTGTTTATAGAGGAACTCTATGCTTCTACTTACAGCATCAGTAGGCGTGTGATAGAAGCCTTGCAGGAGCTGCAGCAAAAAGGGAGAATAGGTGAAGTAACTCTGCTGATCTCGGATTCTATGATAAAACGGAATCCCGTTGCCATAGATGTACTAGAGGGCGTAGCAAAACATAATGCTAATTTCAAGGTGAAATACTTTTGGAATCATAGTAAAGTGTGCCTGATAAAAGCGGGGGATTTTCACCTTGTTTTAGAAGGCTCTGGGAACTGGAGCGAAAACGCTCAGCTGGAACAGTATGTTCTTGCCAATTCAGAAGCCATATTTAACTTCAGAAAAACGATATTCGAATGATAGAAATCTTAAAAATGTTCGCACTGGTGTTGCTCCAAAATGCCAGCTTTACAATGGTAAGCCGTGCGAGGAATAGCAATAGCTTGGGGTATAATGCCATTGCCAGTGTTATCAGCAATGGCATTTGGCTATTGGTTATTCGCGAAGTGGTGCAGAATTTTGACCGACCTATTATGATGGTAGCTTATCTCATAGGCTCAGTATTAGGCTCTGTGTCTATGCAATATATTTCAATGAATTTTTTTGAACGGTGAGCCACCGTAGGCAATTATTTTATCACTTTTTTTAAAAAAACAAATATGATAGCCACACTTCGTCTTGCCGATGAACAGCTGGAGCAAATAGAGCAATTGGCTGGTGCAGGATATGCTCCTTGGCAAATAGCCATGTATCTAGATGTACCCAAAAAGGAATTTATAAAAGATTGGAACAATAAAGATTCCCTTATTCGTTATCATTATGACAGAGGTATTTTGCTGGTAGATGCACAGGCAGGAATGAAATTGGCAGAAAATGCAATGGCTGGGAATATCACAGCTCATCAGCAGTTAGAAAAAATAAGAAAAGGGCAAAGGCTGGAAGCCTTAAAGAAACATTATCTATATGGCGAAGAAACTGACGGATTATAATTTGGAACATCTTTACGAATGGATAGAGGAAGGACAGCATGGCAATGTCCCAGAAACCTTCGTGCAGTATGTCAATCTTTTGGATAAAATCCGTGGAATGATGCTAAGACACGATATTTATGGCAGTAAGGAGGCTATTATAAAACACCTCATTACTTTTGAACCCGACTTAAAAGGAAACCGATTAAAAGCCAATCAGTTTTATAATGAAACAGTAGAATATTTTTATGCTGATACGGAAATCTCCAAAGGGGCTTGGAGAAATCTCTATGCCGATGATTTGGATAAGGCTTATAACCTGGCATTAGCATTGGCCGAAAATACTGGAGATATAGAAAAGGCAACGAAGATTAAAGAAAGGGCCGCCAAAATGAGAGGACTTGACAAAGAAGACCCAGTGCAGTTCCCAGATGAAGCTCTGCAAAAGCCATTTAAAATATACACCATGGAAATGGATAAACATTTTGAGTTGCCTAATGAAGATAGAAAAGCGATAGAACTTTGGATTGATGAAAATACAAAGGACCTTCCAGCCAAAGCTATAGAAAGAATAAAGCAAGAAGCTCAGATATTACCTGTTAAAATTTTCCAAGATGAAGAAGATCCGCGTAAGGACTGATTTTAAAGATGTAGAAGTGCGTTTTGCTACTTGGCTAAAAATGATTACTGACCTGATGCAGGCTAAAAATCAATTCCTCATTTTGGGGCGTGGTACGGGTAAAACGACCGACTATCTGGCTGAAAGATCAATGGATATATGTTATGAAATGCCAGGTTGTTATATTGGTATCGTGGGCGACACTTATACCAATTTGCTTAAAAATATAGTACCTTCGCTCATTGAGGGCTGGAATAGGAAAGGCTGGGTAGAGGGGATTCATTATGTGGTAGATAAGCCACCTCCTGCTCACTTTAGAAAGCCCTATAAAGCTCCGCAAACCTATAAACATACGATTTCCACTTTCTTAGGAAATTTTTTCAATTATATTTCTATGGATACGCCTAGTTCTGGTGCGGGTAACTCCTACCAGCATTTAATAGGTGATGAAACGAAGTATTTGGAAAAAAAGAGAATAGATAGGCTTTTCCCCGCCTTGCGTGGAGATTCTACTATTTTCGGGCATTCACCGTTTTATCTGGGTGTTACTTTTACTACGGATTTCCCTAATGTAATCATGCCTGGGGAGTATGATTGGATTCTTGACCGAGAAAAGGAGATGAATGTACAGCAGATGAAATATCTGCTACAAATTTCTTTAGAACTCAACGAAGCCAAAGCCGATGCCCTGCACTATGCAAGGAAAAGGAATATGGTTTTGCTGATGAAAGCAAAACGAAAAATTGCTAAATTGGCAGAAATGCACACTCGCTTACGCAAAGATTCTACATTCTTCTACATCGCCTCTTCCTTTGTCAATGTAGATATTTTGCGTTTGGACTATTTCAAAACTGCCCTCACAGCGTTGGGAGAAGTGGAATTTAATACTTCCATTCTCTCACTGAAACCACAAGTGGAAGCAGGGAATAAATTTTATGTAGCTCTAGAAGATAAACATATTTATGATGATGGAATTTTATTTGAATATTACAATAAATTCAATACTGGAGATGAAGCTGAACTATCATCATTAGCATTAAAGTATTGTAATCATCATCAAACCTTAGAAATTGGAATTGATTTTGGGGATATGATGAGTATGGTGGTTGCTCAGTCTAATAGTCAATTTATTAGAGTTTTAAAGAATTTTTGGACACTTGCCCCTGCTTCATCATTAGAACTTTGTGAACAGTTTTTGAATTTCTTTAAATATCATAAATATAAAGTGATAGATTTATACTATGACCGTTCTGGTAATCAATATGAGCGGGTGGGTAGAGACTGGGCATTAGAGATTAAGCGATATCTGGAGTATGATAGGGAAGGGAATAAAACAGGATGGAAGGTGAACTTAATGTCCAGAAATCAAGGTAATATAGAGCAGCAAACGGAGTTTCTATTGGCAAAGGGAATGATGTCTAATAGCTATGAAGAACTTCCCGATTTACTGATAGATAGGTATCAATGTAGGCAACTCATCTCCTCAATGAATGTGGCGAAGCAAATTGTAAAACCTGATAAAAAAGGAGTTAGAAAGTTGTATAAAGATAAATCTTCAGAGAAACTCCCCTTAAAAAAGCGTCCGATGTATTCCACTAATATGTCTGATGCTTTTAAGTACTTAATTTGTCGTAGGAAATGGCTCTCTGTAATAAAAGATAGAAAACAAGAATGGGGAGACCCTGGGGGAATGGATTATTAATAAACGAGATGAATATCTCACACTTAAATAGTCAAAAAAATCCTTTGCTCGGCTGAGACGCCCAAGCGGCGAAGCCGAAATTTTTTTGAGCATAAAAAAAGCCGTAAAAAAATTACGGCTTTAAATTTGTCCATTGTCTGCAAAACTATAATAATCATCAAGCGTCAAAATGATATGGTCTAATAATTTAATATTCATAAGTTCGCCAATATCTTTTATCCTTTTGGTAACGGCTATGTCTTCCCTGCTTGGTTCTAATTTGCCCGATGTATGGTTATGGCAAATTATAATCCCAGAAGCCAAACATTTAAAAGCAGGTGCGAAAATTAATCTGACATCTACTACCGTGGAAGTGATTCCCCCTTGTGAAATTTTACGCCATCCAATGATTTCATTAGAATTATTAAGATAGAGAGCATAAAAAGACTCGTAAATTTCCAAATCTTCATAAATATTTCGAAATGCTTTAACTGCATCTTTATCATTTGTTATGCTGTATTTAAATGAGGATTCAGCTGTTTTATCTAGGTGAATTTTAATTTCTTGTAAATAAGTCATTTGGGTATATTTTTAAAATTGATAATCTGCAAAATCCGAATGTTCATTGAAATAATTGAGAAATAAATCTATAATTCTCAAAGGAATTTGCTCCTCTCTTATCCTTTCATTTTTTGCTATTTTCTTAAAATAGTGATAATCTACCCAATTGAAATATTTGGAAAATCCTAATTTTTTAATAGGTCAAACGCACGAAATTTAATATTTTTGTTTTTATGGATTTAGTGAGTTATTTTTCTGACATTGAGGATTTTCGTATGGTGAACAAATGCAATCATCTTCTTTCTGACATACTTCTCATTGGGCTTTTCACCTATTTGAGCAACGGCGAAGACTACGAAGATATGGTATTATTTGCTGAAAATCACCCTGATTTTGTGCGTGAATATTGTAAGCTTCCCAACGGAGTACCCTCCCACGATACCTTTAATCGAGTTTTTAGTTCGCTGGATACTAGCGTTTTAAACAAATGCTTAATGGATTGTGGTAAAGCCATTTTGGACACGCTTGGCGAAAAACAAATTTGCATTGATGGTAAAAAGATTAAAGGTGTAAATCCTAGAAGTCGTGGAAATACAGGGCTTTACATTGTAAATGCTTGGGTGAGCGAAAACGAACTTTGCATCGGACAGAAAAAAGTAGCAGACAAATCCAATGAAATAACGGCTATTCCTGAAATCATCAATAGTTTAGATATTGAAAATGCGGTAGTTAGCATTGATGCGATGGGCTGTCAGAAAGAAATAGCATCTGTAATTATGGCGAAAAAAGGGCATTATTTACTGTCTTTAAAATCGAATCAATCAGAATTATTTGAGGATGTGGTCTGCGGATTTAAAGCCAGGTCAAGTGATTGTTTTTCAGAAGAATGGGAATATTCTTCGTCTCGATTTGAAACTCGTAAATGCCGTATTTTACAGGCGAAAGACGTGTTGCTTGACGAAAATTTATCGGTTTGGGCGGGGTTGAAAACCCTGATTCAAATTGAATCTGAAAGGTATTTAGATGCTGATATTCAGAAAGAAACGAGATATTATATCAGCAGTGAAGAGGGCTTATCGGCGGATTATTTCAATGAATTAGTTCGTGGGCATTGGGGAATTGAGAATAAACTGCATTGGCATTTGGATGTAACATTTCGGGAGGATTCGTGCCGAGCCAGAGCAGGGTTTTCGGCTGAAAACCTATCTGCTTTACGGAAATTAGCCTTACAAATGATTAAAAATCAAAAAGATAAATTAAGCTTAAAGAAACGAAGACTCAAAGCAGCCTACAATACAGATTACTTAAAAGATATTATCCAAAATTTTTCATGCGTTTAGCCTAATTTTTTAAGCTCCTGAAAGACAATGTCAGAAGTTTTTTGTAATTTTGTTGCCGTTAATTTCATTTTTAGTTTCTTTACTTCTACTGAAAATATTTAACATTTAGCCCTCCCATTTCCCCCAAGATTTGAGAGGGCGTTTTTTTATATTTGGAATGATGTTATTTGATTGTTGCTTTCTTCCAGCATTTCGTCTAATTTTTGTGAGCAAATTTCCAATAGCTCACTGATAATAACTCCATTTGTGATTTCAAAATTTTCGTTATTATCGTTCATTATAATAAGCCTTTCTTTCATTCCGTCTCTTGATACCATAAAAGAATTTAGACTATCTCTTTTTTCTTTTAAGAATTTGTGTTTATCCGCCATTTTTTGGAGAATTTCCAAATTTTTAATTCTTTGTTCAGCATTGACTGGATTTAAAATTTTAGATAATTCCTCTTTTTTACTTTGCAACTCTTGTTTTTTGTCGGTTGCCATTACTTTAGTTTTGTTTGTTTCTGTGGAAGTAGCTACTGCCTTCACTGCCTTTCCGTTTTGTGTTAATGTATTCATTTTTAATTCTTTACTTATGTAAAGATACAAAAAAAATATCAAAAACACCCAATAAAAGGTAAAAAATATATCTGAAAATTTTATTATTTATAACAATTCAAAATAATACTCTTTTTTTATAAAAAAATATCATTTCATTACAGAAAACAATTTGAAAAGAAAATAAAATACTGATTATCAACCAACAAACCGCAAATATTAAATGTTTGCGGTTTGTTGGTTGAATCTCCCTCCGAAGCCGCTCAAAATCCTAATTAGAGTTGCCCGTTGCCTTTCCTCTCAGAGATATGGCAACACCCACCAATACATAAATTCCATTAAAAAAATAGACTAGCACGGTAAATAACTCTTAATAAAGAATTTCGCAAGAAAATAAACCAAAATGGCAAAGAAAATATCTGACGAACTTATTGGGCTTAAAATAGTAATCAACGGTGATGAAGCACAAGCAGAAATCACCAAACTGACAGATAGAAATAGAACTTTAAATGAGTCTTTGAATGAACAAAAAAAACTTCTTGATAATCTCAAAAAAGCAAATGAGGGACAAAAAGATGCACTAGATAGAATTACTCAAAGTCTAGAAAAATATAACCAAAAAATAGAACACAATAACATACTAGCAAAACAGGAAATAGAATCTATTAGAATTAAACAAAGAGCTTTTGCTGAAGGCTCTTCCGAGTATATTAGATATCAAAAACAAATAGAAAAAATTAATGAAAAAACAGAAAAAGAAAATAGAAAAATAGCTCTAAGTATTTCAGAAATAGAAAAAAAACAAGCTCTATTGAGTGCTGAGTATGCACGAAGTGAAAAAAACATAAAAACATATACAAAAAGTGTAGAAAATTTAAGCGAACAAATATCCAACAATAAAAGTAAAATTGATGAGCTTACTCAAGGTATGAACATCAATAGCCTTACGATGGATCAGCTAAGAAAAAGAGCCAGTGACCTTCGTTATGCCCTTAATAATATGAATCCTAATAGTGGGGAGTTTATGAAAACCCAGGAGGATCTAGCCTCTGTGAATGGTCGCATGGCAGATTTAAGGACTGGGTCTCAGGCAGCATCTTCTAGTATAGGAAATTTAGCAGATAAATTCAATCGTTATTCAGGAATGGCAACCGCAGCCATCGCTACATTTGCAGGAGTAGCAGTCAGCATTCAATCCACTATTGATATGAATAATAAACTTGCTGATGCTCAATCTGCAGTTGCTAAAACAACAGGACTTACTAAGGCTGAAATTAAAGATCTGATGATCGCATTTTCAGATTTTGATACAAGAACTTCTAATATTGATTTACTAAAGATTTCCGAGATAGGAGGCAGGCTTGGCGTTCCAAAAGAAGAAATAATAAACTTTACTCGTGAAATAGATAAAGCATATGTTGCCTTAGGAGATTCTTTCTCTGGCGGAGTAGAAGCTGTGGCAGAACAATTGGGAAAAATCAAAGGACTTTATGCAGATACCAAAAATCTTGATATGGCTACAGCTATTAGTCAGATTGGTTCTGCTATGAATGATTTAGGTGCATCGGGGGCAGCATCTGAAGAAAACATTGCTGATTTTGCCAAAAGAGTTGGGGCGATGCCTGAAAAATTAAAACCCACAGTTGCAGAAGCATTGGCACTAGGAGCTGCATTTGAAGAAGGAGGAATAGATGCCGAACGCTCGGCCACAGCGTATGGTAACTTTATGAAATCAGCTTCTTCTAACTCAAAAAAGTTTGCGGAAGTAATGAGGATAAGCCAAGCAGAAGTAGAAAAAATGATTAATACAGATCCTGCTCATTTTTTTTTAACATTTTCTGAAGGATTAAAAGGAATGGATGGTACAGATTTAGCCAAGATACTAGAGCATTTGAAAATCAACGATACTTATGTTACTTCCATTGTTTCTAATGCCGCTGAAAATACAGACAGATATAGAAAATCCATAGATCAATCTAATCAATCTCTACTGGAAGCCACTTCTCTTCATAAAGAGTTTAATGAAGTAAATAATAATGCAGCGGGGATTTATGATAAGGTAAAGAAAAAGTTCGTAGGAATGCTTTCCAGTGAAACTGTGGCCAATACACTAAACTGGCTTATTTCTTCATTCGGAAAATTTATAGGTACTGTAGAAGATGCTGATGGAACAATCACAGGCTTTAGAAATACACTCCTTTTTCTCATAAAACTAACGGCAATAGGTGTTACTGCTTTTTATTCTTATAATGCTGCAGTGTACCTTAATACTCAATTATTCACAGTAGCAAAAGCTCAAATGCTTGGATATACTGTTGCTCAAAAAGCTCACATTGCTTGGACTAAAGTTTCTACAGGAGCTATTACATTGTGGAATACAGCGATAGGTTTAGGAGCATTGCTCATCAGTAAACTGGCAATGGTAACTGGTGCCCAAACTTTAGCTACCAATATGCAGACCTTGGCTCAAAAAAGATTAAATACCGCTATGGCATTAAATCCCTTTGGAGCGGTAATCGCCTTGGTTGTTGTTCTTACTTCTGCTTACCTTTTATTTGCTGATAGTGTAGATACGGCAACTTCTAAACAAAAAGTGATGAATGACCTACAAAAAGAATCTGCTACCTCTGTAAGTAAAGAAAAATCAGAATTAGATACATTACTTACTATAGCAAGAAATAAAGCTTTAACAGACGATCAGAGATTAAAAGCTATTAAAAGGCTTAATGAAATCTCACCAGAATACCTAGGTAAACTTACTCTGGAAAACATACACACGAAAGAAGCTACAAAATCTATTAATCAGTATATTAATGCTCTTGACCGAAAAGCAATGGCTCAAGCAATGCAAACTAAAAAAGAGGAATTAATAAAAAAACAGATAGAACTTCGCTCTAAAAATGCTGCTGATTATGACCCGTCTTTTATAGGAAAAGGTGGTCGTATGATTGAAGATGTAGTTAATAATAAAGTATTGCGTATGAAAATGCATACTGATGTTAATTTCAATGAATATGTGAAACTATCGGCGGAAGAACAAACACAATATTATAGAAACTCATTACCGCAGGTTCGTGAAGCCATTAGACAATGGGTTAAAGATTTTAAAGGAACTCAAAACGAATTAAAAGTCTTGAACGAACAACAAATAAATTTTTATAAAAAAAATCCACATCTGCTACCTGGTGAAAATGATTCGTCTATTGATTTAGGAGATTACAAAACTGATTTCCCCACTTCAAATAGTTCTGGCGATAAAGGAGAAACCGAAGCGGAAAGAATTTTCAAACAGCAAAAAAGTAAGTATTTAGAAGAGTATAAAAGATTCAATGAGATAAAAACTCAAATGCAATTTGAAGATACAGAACTTACAATTGCTCTAATGCAGGAGGGTTTTGATAAAGAACTAGAAATTTTAAAACTAGAAAAAGATAAACAAATAGAAGCTCTGAATAAAAGGAAACATTCTAAGGTAGAAATCAATGAATTAGATGAAGTCATCAAAAAAGCAAAAGATGGAGAGAAGAAAAAGCTAGAGGAGTTAAAAACCGAATGGCTACATCAAAATACAGAATTAGAAAAATTTAAAGAACAAAAAATAAAAATATTTGCTCTCAAAGAAAAAACACTCAGAGAAAAATACGCACTGCAGGAGGTGAAAGATGAAGAAAAAAAATACAATAAAGAACTAGAGCGTAAGAAAATAGAAGAGAACGAGAAAATTGCTTCGTTAGAAAGTGTGGCACAGCAAAAGGCATTCCTTCAGGATAAAATTTCTAAAAAAGAATTGGATAAAATCACAAAATGGGAAGAAGGTAAAAAGAAAATAAAAGAATACTATGCAGAAGAAAGTCTGAAGCTGCAACAAGAACATTTGAGCAGTTTGATTGAAAAGATGAATGAAATTCCGGAGATAAAGCTCACGGAAGAACAATTAGAGTATTTGGAGAAGCTCCGTGAAAAACTTGCTCAGATAGGCGTAGAACTTACTTCGATTAAAAATGGGAAAAAAGAAGGTGAGAAAGAAAATGTAGATTTCTCTGCACTAGACTCACTCAGTGGAAAAACAGACATTCTTGGTATGTCTCCAGAGCAGTGGGAACTTCTATTTACAAATGCAGATAAAACGGAAGATAAAATCAGAAAAATAGGAGCAGCCATCCATATCATGAAAAACATGATGGTAGCGTACCATCAGTTTGCTAAGGCAAATCAGGAAGCTGAACTTAAAAGATACGAAGCTGCCCATGAAAGAAAAAAAATAGCATTGCAAAGACAGCTAGATGCAGGAATCATCTCTCAGCAACAGTTTAAGCATGAAACTGAAGCAATGAATAATGAAATGGAGATGAAGAAATGGAAACTAGAGTATGACAACGCTCGTAGGGAAAAGGATATGAAAAAGGCAGAAATCATCAGTAGTACCGCTTTAGCCGTAATGAAAGTTTGGGAAAAACACGCTGCTAATCCTATTCTTGCTTCTATTCTCTCAGCTGCTGCAATTGCCATGGGAGGGGTACAGTTTGCCACAGTACAAAAGCAACCTTTACCAGAGCCTCCTAAAATTTCTGGTGCAGAAGATGGCTATTATCCTGTATTGAGAAAACAAGACGGTAAACTATTTAATGCAAAGAAGAAAGAAAGTACTTCAGGCATATACAATGAGCCTACCATATTGGTAGGTGAACAAGGGAGAAACTTCCCTGAATTAGTAGTTTCCGGAAAAGCTATGAAGCGTATAGACCCTAAACTGAAGAAAGAATTCATGCAAGAAGTTTATCGTGCTGAAGGTTTTGAAAATGGGCTCTATCCTACTCCTCAAAATAATATAGAAAAGGATGAAATGATGATAAAATTAATATCACTCCTGGAAAGGAATAATGCCTTTCTAGAAAATTTAGAAAGAACAGGAGTAAGAGGGGTTTTTGAAAAAACAGCGAGAACAGGAAAAGTCCTCGAAGAAATGCAAAAAGAATACAGAAGACTAGTAGAAAAAAACAAACACTAAAAGCAATGACAGATAAAAGCACTTACTTTATTTCTTACAATGTATCAACTGATGAGTTAGAAGGAGATTTAAGCATACAATGTAATCCTGCAGGAACAGGAGCAAATAAAAATTTAAAGTTTCATCCATCTACTACAGATTTATCTTTTTTAAAAACAGGTAATGAAACTTTTTCCATTCAAAAAGGAAGCAGTTTTGATACTTTAAAAAATCGTTTATTAAATGGTGAACAAGTAAATTATCCTGCAAAAGAATTTTTAAGCACTGCTTTTAGTTATCGTCCTATTTATGATTTCAATGTAAATATTAAGGCTATAGCTAGTACTGGTTCTGAACCATTAAGTATTTTCCCTAATGCGTTAAAATTTCATTTAGATCGCTCAAAGGGGGAATCAAAATCCAAAAGTGTTACTCTTTCAGTAGATAGTTCTACGGTAAATATTTCTGCACCGTATTGGCTTACAGTAGAGGCTATTGGTGGAAATCAAATTGAAGTAATTACGGCTAATTCTGCTACGCTTTTACCAGGTATATACACTGGAGAAGTAATTATTTCTGATAATGTAAATCAAGTTATTGTTAATGTGATTATCAATGTTATAGATGCAGAAATTGTTAACGAATTGGAAGAATATAATTTTTGTCTAGACGCAAAGAAAATCTATTTCAAACAATATCATCCCAATCTAAAATATAAACGGGTAAAAATAAGTGGTACACAGTATATTTCCAATGAAGAACATCATATACAGCAAATCTATGACCTAATATATTTTAATGGAGAGACCAATATAGATATAGGAGAAAAAGTACAACAATTTATAGAGCCCTTTAAAGAGATTTTACTTGATATGGCTTTGAAGAAACATATTATGAAGCCTATATCCATTCAAATAGATATAGCAGATTTAAATGATAAGTTCGAGGAACTTCATCAGAAAAGTTTGGGAACTTTTTATTTCTATCCAGGGGAAAAACCTAAAGCTTATCCCTTACTTACTAATCATCGTATTCGTAAGCGTGTGAATTTATCTAAAATGCTTATATCCTACATTGAAGGGGTTGCTATCCCTAATACTTGGGGAATACTCAAGTCAATCAATAATGGTGCAACACATGATATAAGTTGCCTTATTCTTACCGAATTTAATCTAAATTTTCCCAGAGTTTTTAACTTTGGAACAATGAAGGTGATTTCTTTTCCAACTTCTCAAAATGCTTTTCATATTCAGTGGCTGAATCAAAACTTAGTGCCAGAATGGGCCACTTTTACTGGTGAGTTTAAAATTAAAACTGCCTATCATCATACTATAAGCAAAAGTGTTTTTACCAATAAAAAGAAGAAGTACGATTCGGAAAAAGAAAAATCCTTATCCATCAATACAGGTTTTATTCTGAAAGCAGAAATTCCTATGATAGAAGAAATGATGTCTAGCTCTATTGTTTATATAGAAATGGATAATAGGTTATTAAAATGTATCCCTAATGGGGAAAAATTAGATAGCGAAGATAGTACAAATCAGCTTGTTACTTTTGAACTTGAATTTTTAATCATCAGCGAGATATGGAAGTAAAATTTTTCACAGAAAAAGGAGTGATGGATTTATCCTCACAAAAAATCTCTTTTCAAGAAGGTAACTCAAAACTAAATGATAAACAATTAACGAAATTTACTTTTCCGTTTGAAATCTATGTAGATGAAGAATTTACCCATACCTTTGGTGATTATGTAAGCCATGAAGTTTGGGATATTCCCAAAGTTATCGAAGGAAAATTACTCTTTGAAAATAGAATTCATGATGCAAAACTTGAAATAATGAGTATAGAAGGCAAATTTCTTACGGGCCAAATAGATTTTGGCTTTGAGGAAATTCCTAATCACGATAAAAAGCTATCAGAATTACCATTGGAAGTTATAGAAGTGGCTAATATATATGAATATGCTGCAGTAGTTTGTTCTAAAAAATATCCAGAAACTAACTTTAATTTTCCGAGGATCCACACAAAAAAATATAAACCAAGTGAAGTAATGTGGGATGCTTTCGAGGGGTACTATAACCATGCTAAAAATGTAAACGGTCAATTAAAATTTGCAGAGAATGTATATCCTACAGAACAAAACGGTTGGACTATTGATAATGTAAACATTGTTCATCCCTGTCCTCATATTTTGTATTTACTGAAAACGGGTTTTGAAGACGCTGGATATGAGCTACAAGGAGATATTTTACAGGATAAAAATTTACAAGATAAATGGGTTTTCTCTGGAGGGCAATATTTCAAAAATCAATGGATATTAAATAAAGAAGTACTGAGAGTGAATAAAAACCAGTATAAAAGAAGAAATATAATAAAAAATCCTCCGAAAACCTATGGAGAATATGAATACGAAGCAGTATTTACTATTGAGAAAGCGGATCAGTATAGGTTAGATTTTCATTTTACCGCTTCTCAGCCTACATGGGTAGCCCCTCGTATTGTCTATTTAAAAATAGAAGTTAATGGGGTGGTAACGGTGATTCCTACTAATAACGAATATGATTTTTTTAAATCTCACTTTCTTACTATTCAAAATGCAAATACTGAAGTAAAAGTTTCCTTTAGGTACGATATGGAATTAAGAAGTGGAACAGTAGGCGGTTTTCATGGAAGCGGCTCGGGAACAGATCCCGTAATTCCTGAAATTCTTGTTGCTCATCTTCGTTCCCAGTCTGCTCAACAGACTGATAGCAATGAAAATGCAGAAGAATATAAAGTAGTAGTAAATGAAAATAAGATTGACTTAACTAGGGCTGTTCCTAATCTTACTTTTAATGAATTCGTTAATATCATTCAAAATTGGTTTAACTACGATGTACAGATAGTAGGGCGTACTGTTTATATGAATAAAATAGGCTTTGAAGCTCCTCCAGAACCTAAAGATTTTAGAGCCTATGAGGTAAAATCTCCTAAGAGAACTTTAAAAAATGAAAAATCTTTCTTTTTAAAATTCATGGATTTAGATGATGGATATAAGCTAGATGCCGTCTATTATGATAAGAATGGAATCAAACTAAATGGTGTTCCAGGAAAAAAGACATCTACTATAGAAATCAATGGTTATGTAATGCCTATAGCTAAGGCAAAAGAAAACCATACGCCTACCGCTCAAGTTAAAAAAGATTCGGATACAATTCTTTCTTTAGTTCATTATGAAGGCTTAATAAATGGTATGAATGATGCTCTAAATCCTCCAGGTTGTACTTTTCCTTTATTATTTGAAACGAATTGGGAAAAATGGCTAAGTACTAGAATAAATAGTGATGAATATCAATGGAGTTTTACAGCTGACATAGCAAGATTTAGCCATTTTAAGGTAACAGATTATTTGTATTGTTATTCTAAAAAACATATTATTAAAACAATCAATAAAGACAAAATAAGTAGTAACACTTATGAAGTGGAAATCACTACCGAAACTGTTTTATAAAAAACAAAAACCTCTCAAAGGCAATGATTGCCTTTGAGAGGTTTTAATCGTCTAGTAAAGTCATTGTTTTTACCGTATCAGATTCTACGATATGGACATAAATCATGGTGGTTTTTATGTCCGAATGTGCTAATAAAATCTGTAAATTTTCAACTTTTCCTCCCTTTCGTAAATAATTAGTTGCAAAAGTGTGTCTGGCAACATGACATGTAATATGCTTTTTAATTCCTAAAAAAACTGCAATTTCTTTAATAGTTTCATTGATAGTCTTAGGTGTAATTTTTTCAATAAAAAGACTTTCATCGTATGCAAGTATTTGTTTACAAGTCTCGTTTGTCATCAATATTTGTTGTTTTTTAGATTTTTGGTTCCAAAAATTAAAAAAGCTTTCATCAAGCTGTTCTCTCTTTATTTTTAATAAATCATTGATTCTAAGTCCTGTCATACAATTAAATAAAAAATATCCTAATGTTTTTTTGTGACTATCTTTAATGAACTTAGAAAAATAATACTCTTTCATTATCTCTACTTCCGATAAAGAAAGGTTGGTTCTGTGAGAACGATGCTGTCTGATTTTTATTTGCTCTATATCAATATTAAGAATAATACCCCTTTTTTTCGCCAATTTAATGTAGTGTTTAATGACTTTTATATTGCTATCAATAGTAACTTCTTGATTTCCTAGTTGATTTGCTAAGTACCGTCTATATTTAGCAATAAATACCTCATTTACATCAGCAAATAATAAATTCGGTCTATAAGATTTCAGTTTTTTTAATACAGAGTTATGATTCTTCAGAGAATTTTCTTCCATTGATTTAAGGCTCATTTCATACTCCATGAAAGCAATAAAATCCACGGTTAAATCTGGTCGTTGAAGTAATTCCGCACATTTATCTACTGTAAGTATCTGATTGCTCAGTCTGAATTGAATTTCAATTTTATTTATTTTTGCTTCTATATCACGAAGAAGTAAATTATAATCCACAGCATTTTCATATGATTTATGTACTTCTTGCTTGCTCTTATTCCAATACTTTTTATGAACGAAAATTTTTAAAGGAATCTTTTTCCTTTGTTGATGAATGTAAAGATTGAGATAAATTTGGGATTTTCCATTTTTATTTTGATAATCCTTCAAGAAAAATGAATGTTTCATACTAGCAAAATTTGATTTAGCACTATGAAACTCCTGAAAATTTAAGTTGTAAAATTGCTCCAT